ATGTCATCTGCAGAAACAGTTAATTTAGCCACTCTTGCAAGTGATAGTAGATATGGTATACTTTCTAAAACAGGTGCAGATGCTAAAAAAATGTTTACTGATAAAGTAGTACCGATTAGCATAAACTACCCGTTTTTTTTTAAACCAATACAAGATGGTATGGATAGGCCAAAATCAGAATTAGCCTATAGAGTACCAGCTAGTAAGTTTACTAGAAAAAAAATAATAGCTAATGAACAGCTAGAAGATATACAAGGCTTAGATACAACTATTGATTGGAAAAACACTGGTGACAATAGTTATGACGGTGAAAAACTAGCTTTATTAGTACACGATGAAAGTGGTAAGTGGGAAAGACCTGATAATATATTAAACAACTGGCGTGTTACAAAAACATGTCTTAGATTAGGTAGTAGGATTGTTGGTAAGTGCATGATGGGTAGTACTTCAAACGCCTTAGACAAAGGAGGCGATAACTTTAAAAAATTATACAATGCATCAGATGTCACTAAAAGAAATAGAAACGGTCAGACAAAGTCTGGTTTATACTCTTTGTTTATCCCAATGGAATGGAACTACGAAGGATTTATTGATGAGTACGGAGTTCCAGTATTCACTACTCCTGACACAGATGTGTTTGCCCCAGACGGTGAACTAATAGATGTAGGCGTAATAGATAGTTGGCAAAACGAAGTAGATGGTTTAAAAGATGATCAAGACGCTTTAAACGAATTTTATAGACAATTTCCAAGAACTGAAGAACACGCATTTAGAGATGAGACTAAAAATTCTATTTTTAATCTCGTTAAAATATATGAACAGATAGATTACAACGAGGAAATGTCTAGAACTCTTGGTATTACAACGGGTAATTTTCAATGGGTAAATGGGGTTAAAGATTCAAAAGTAATATTTTACCCAGATCAAAAGGGTAGATTTAAAGTTAGTTGGGTACCACCTCAACAACTACAAAATAGAGTGGTGTTAAAAAACGGTATAAAATATCCTGGTAATGAACACATAGGGGCATTTGGTTGTGACTCTTATGATATATCAGGGACTGTAGATGGAGAAGGATCTAAAGGGGCATTACACGGCTTAACCAGGTTTAGTATGGAGGACGCTCCTGCGAATAGCTTTTTTTTAGAATACTTATCAAGACCACCTACAGCTGAAATATTCTTTGAAGATGTATTAATGGCGTTGATTTTTTATGGTATGCCAATACTAGCAGAGAACAATAAGCCTCGTCTTTTATATTACTTAAGACGTAGAGGCTATAGAGGTTTTAGTATGAATCGACCTGATAAAGTTTGGAATAAATTATCAACAGCTGAAAAAGAAATAGGTGGTATACCTAACTCAAGTGAAGATATAAAACAAGCTCACGCTGCTGCTATTGAGATGTATATACAAGATCATGTTGGTATAAAACAAGATGGAACAGTTGGAGATTTATATTTTAATGACTTGTTAAATGATTGGAGTAAATTTGATATAAATAAAAGAACAAAGTTTGATGCAACAATAAGCAGTGGTTTAGCTATAATGGCTAATAATAGACATTTATATGCGCCAAACGCAAAGGTTGAAAAACCTAAACTAAATATAAATATTTCTAAGTATAGTAATACTGGAACTAATTCACAAATAATAAAATAAATATATGGCAGAGTCTGGCATTAAAAGTTATTTCCCAAGTCAAACGGTTAGTGATGCTGAAAAGCTTAGCTATGATTATGGTTTGAAAGTGGGTAAAGCAATTGAAACAGAGTGGTTCAATAATGATAGAAGTATTAATAAATACAGATCAAATCAAAATGATTTTCATAATTTAAGATTGTATGCTAGGGGCGAGCAATCAATACAAAAATATAAGGATGAGTTATCTATAAACGGTGATTTGTCCTATTTAAATTTAGACTGGAAGCCAGTGCCAATTATATCTAAATTTGTTGACATAGTTGTTAATGGTATCGCTGAAAGAACTTATGATATAAAAGCTTTTTCTCAAGATCCGTATGGTGTTGCTAAACGAACTGAATATATGTCAAATATTCAAAAAGATATGAGACTTAGAGAGTTTAACGCGGCTGTACAATCTGATTTAGGTCTTGATGTTAGAAAAAGCGATATAGAAGAACTTCCAGAAACAAACGAAGAGTTAGAGCTTCACATGCAACTTTCTTATAAACAAAATATAGAAATAGCCGAAGAGCAAGCTTTAAACGTTTTATTTGAAGGTAATAAATATGAGTTGATTAAAAAACAATTTTACCATGATTTAACAGTTTTAGGTATAGGTGCTGTAAAAACAGCTTTTAACACTTCAGAGGGGATTGTTATTGATTATGTTGATCCAGCTAATTTAGTGTATTCTTATACTGATTCACCTTATTTTGATGATGTGTATTATATTGGTGAAGTAAAATCCATACCAGTAAACGAATTAGCTAAACAATTTCCTCATTTATCAGAAGAAGATCTTGAAGATATAATGAAAAATAAATCTTATAATAGAAATAATTATAACACTAGATATTCTATAGACAAAGAAGATAATAACACTATTCAAGTTTTATATTTTAATTATAAAACCTATATGAATGAAGTTTACAAAGTAAAAGAAACAGCAACTGGGTCTGATAAAATTATACCTAAAGACGATTCATTTAATCCACCTGAGAATAAAGAAGGTGGTTATTCAAGATTATTAAGATCTATAGAAGTACTTTATGATGGCGCTATGATTTTAGGTACAGATAAATTACTTAAGTGGGAGATGGCTAAAAACATGATGCGACCTAAAAGCGATTATACTAAAGTAAAAATGAATTATGCTATAGTAGCACCGCGTATGTATGATGGTAGAATTGATTCATTAGTAAAGCGTATAACAGGTTTTGCTGACATGATTCAATTAACACATTTAAAATTACAACAAGTAATGTCACGTATGGTTCCAGATGGTGTATATCTTGATGCTGATGGTTTAGCTGAAATAGATCTAGGTAACGGTACAAACTATAACCCGCAAGAAGCATTAAATATGTTTTTTCAAACTGGATCTGTAATTGGTAGATCGTTTACTCAAGATGGTGATATGAATCCTGGTAAAGTGCCTATTCAAGAAATTACTTCTGGAGCGGGTGGTAATAAAATGCAAGCTCTTATTGCTAATTATAATTATTATTTGCAAATGATAAGAGATGTAACCGGTCTTAACGAAGCTAGAGATGGTAGCATGCCAGATAAAAACGCTTTAGTAGGTGTACAAAAACTAGCTGCTGCAAATAGTAATACAGCAACAAGGCACATATTACAAGCTGGTTTGTATTTAACAGCTGAAACAGCTGAATGTTTATCTCTTAGAATATCAGATATTATAGAGTATTCACCAACAAGAGATGCTTTTATACAAGCTATTGGCGTACATAATGTTGCTGTGTTAAACGAGTTGAAAAAATTACATTTGTATGATTTTGGTATATTTATAGAATTACAACCAGATGAAGAAGAAAGAATGATGTTAGAGAATAACATACAAATGGCTATTCAACAACAAATAATAGAACTTGCAGATGCTATAGATTTAAGAGAAATTAAAAATATTAAACTAGCTAACCAACTTCTTAAAATACGTAGAAAAAAGAAACTACAAAGAGATCAATTATTGCAACAACAAAACATGCAACAACAAGCAATGTTAAATCAACAATCTGCTGAAGCAGCTGCTCAAGCTGAAGTTCAAAAAAACCAAGCATTAACAGAAAGTGAAGCGCAATTAGCACAGATAAAATCGCAATTAGAATCTCAAAAAATGCTGCAAGAAGTTGAAATGAAAAAAGAGTTAATGGCATTAGAGTTTCAATACAACATGCAGCTTAAAGGTATTGAAGTTGAAGGCATGAAAAGTAGGGAAAAAGAAAAAGAAGATCGTAAAGACGAAAGAACTAAAATACAAGCTACGCAACAATCAGAACTTATAGATCAAAGAAATAGTGGAAAACCACCTAAAAACTTTGAGTCTGCAAGTAATGATATACTAGATGGTAGTTTTGGTTTAGGAGCTTTTGATCCTAGGTAAATTTATTAATTATTATTATATTATATTATGGAAGA